AGCTATAGGTGTTCCAAATTTACTAGTTTTATCAAAACCTAACTCAGAAAGTTCTTTTTCTTTAGCTGCTGCAAGCTGTTCTTTTTTTTTAGCTTCTAAATCTCTTAGTTTTTGAATTTCTTTAGCTTGAGCTAATAGTTTTTCTCTTTTTTGTCTATCTTCTAAATCTTTTTGTGCTTTTAATTTATTACCTTGATCATCTCTTCCTGTTCCACCTTTGTCAGTTGTTGTGCCTTTTATTTTTCCTTTGTTAGCATCATCTCCTGTGTAATTAGGATTATTTCTACCTGAACCATCGTTGTCTCTATTGCCACCAAAATTATCTCTATTTCTTCCTGCATCAAAACCAGCGTTGTCTCTTTCATCTCCAAATCTATATCCAGGTCTTCTACCATCTTTGGATGGTTTAACTATACTAAAACCTATATCTTCCATGGTTCCACCATCTTTTAACATCTGTCTTACCTGTTGTGCTCTTGTAATTGCCATCGTTCTATTTTATATAAGTTTGCCTTAGTTTACAATATTATTCATCATCAGATGCAGCACCAAGTGGTGGCATTGCAGCTACTTTTATCTTTAAAGATCGCATAACGTCTTCTTTTTTAGTATCAGTAGATGGGTTTGCAATATCATCCTCTGCTTCTTTATCTGAATTATATTCTTTACTTGTCTTAGTATTTCTTAATACTACTTCTGTTTCACATTTTACAACGGGTACTTTCTTACCATTTATCATTGTGTATGCTACTTCTCCTTCTTCTATAAACGCCATATTTTCTCCTTAGTCTCTGTTAATTTCTAATAATGATGCCACAACATGTAATTCATTAGCATCAGATGCGGTAACTTTCAATATCTCATTTTCTAATAATACTAAAGGTTCTGTTAATAATTGTTCTGTAGTATTAGAAGCTATTGATTTAACTTTAAATAAACTAAATACAGCGCTTGCTGCATCAGTTAATGTTGCTGTTATTGTTGCTGCACTTCCAGCATCATTTGATACCAATAAAGATTTTACAATTGCTCTAGAATTACTAGGTGCTGTATATAATGTAGTAGCATTTGTTGTAGTTAAATCTACTTTTGCATTTGTATATATGTTAGCCATTAAACCACGCAAACCTTTCTTGATCTTGTTTTTGTTCGTTTAGAAATGTAGAATTTAATTGTTCTACAATTATAGAAATTGCTCTGTTAATTTGTTTTTGGTTAGAAACATCATATTCTTGTTTAGGCTCAGGTAATCTTACTACTACTTTAGCCATTATCTACGTCCATCCGGTTGTATGTCTATTCTAAAGGTTCCAAAACGCCAAGACTCACTAACACTAGTATTTTCTATTTTAATATTTACAAACCTTCCTCTAGCTCTTGTATCTTTTTTATCAGTGCTAGAGTTGATTGTAAATGGACTAAGCGCTGTTGTTGTTTCTGATTGTTGTGGATAACGTTTAACAGCAAGTGTTACTTTTGCATTTCCTTGTAGATCTTTAAAGTCAGGTACAAATCTTCTCATAGCTAAAAATGTTTCACCTGCAACTGAAGGACCGCTTGATCTACCTTGTGCATCTTTTTGTCTAGACTGTAAATCAAAGTCATACGATTTTACAAATGATGTAACTGTTGTTGTACTACCATCTGCATTAACTTGATCTGTTCCTACTTCATGTTCAAATAAAGTTGTTTGACCCAAACCATCTTCACCTATAACTTCAGGAAAACTACCTGATGCTGAAGCATTAAACTTAGTTGCAAAAGGTTTTGGATAAACAGTTCCGTCAATCCAAGAAGTTCTAGCCTCAGTTCCAATATACCAAACACCACCTCTCATTTGTTCACCGTAATTAAATACAACATACTGATCATTATATGCAGAACTAGTTGATGGATAATACCAAATAACTTCTGTAAACTGATTATTTAAACCTGCGTATACCTGCTGGCCTTTTGTAGTATCAGCTTGATCATAAACATAATCTTCAACACTACATGGTAGTGATTTAACTGTACCATCAAACATAAAAAAACCATTTGGACTCATCCAAAAAGCATTACCATCTATTTCTACAACTGCATTTTTACCTATCAATCCACAGTTAGTACCAACTTGTTCAAATCCAAAAGTAAAAGGTGCACCAATAAACTTCATTGTATACAATGCATTATCTGTCCAAACTAAAATAGAATCTTTACCTTTTAAAGCACCCATAATTTTTGTACCATCTTGTAATCTTTGTGTGCCTGCAGTGTTAATTGCAGTAGGCGTATAGTCATTTATATCTTCTTGGTCCGAGAATCTTATAAACATATTGTCTTGTGTTGCAGTACTTCCAATAGTTGTTTCTGTACCTAAATGAATTAAGTGACGTGTTGTAGGTGATACTAGTGTAACTCTTGTTGCTGTTGGATTAGCTGATGTAGAAAAACCAGATGTAGTTGTTGATGCTCTAGTTGTTAATCTTGCAGCATCTCCAGCATTCCATGTAAATGTTTTACCATTTGCAATTGTTGCAACTAATACTTGACCAAAATTACTTAAAGACCAAAGTCCAGGTTCAAGACTTACTTCTGATGCAGAAGAAGCTTCACCCCAGTCAACAAAATCTGCAGCGTTAGTTACAGTTGCACCACTTGAGTGTGCAGCTCTTGTTGAACCATCTACAGCTCTTGTAATACCTGTTAGGTTGTTTGTTGATACACCTGTATAAGAAATTAATTCTGTACCTATTTGTATTCTACCTGTTGTTGGAAAACCTGTAGCAGAGGTTAAAGCTATGTTAGATCCTGAAGTACCACTAGTATTATCTGCTAGTGTTCCATTTAAAGTATTTTGTAAAGCATTAGAAACTATTCCATCCCATTCTGATATACCCCAACCATAACCATAAGACTGAGCAGCAGGACCAACAGGTTCATAAGGTATAACAGAACATGCACCGCCTCCAGCAGCACCTGTTGTAGTTTGTGTACCTGTTACAATTGCAATTAAAGATGAAGTAACTTTAGTTACTTGAAATAGTTTATCTTCAAACGCAGCATCAGTTAAACCAATACCACTTGGTACAGTTACATTATCTAATAAAATTATATCACCTGATTGTAGATTATGTGCTGAAGAAAATGTTAGAGATACTTCTTGTGTTGCATCTTGAGCAGACATTACAACACTACTAATTGTAGATTTTACAGGAGTAACATCATATAATTGTCCTTCAAAATAAATAAGTAAAAACTTATCTGTTCCAATAGCAACATATCTATTACCTTGTAAATCAACAAAAGCAAATTCACGTCTTGCAACACTAACAATAGTGTCTGTGACTAACGAAGACCAACCACCGACTTTTTCAGGTAGTCCATATCTAAATCTAGTATTATCACAATCAACCCATCTATTTTCTGCACCAGATTCGGTGTCTTGTTTGTCGATTCCCGGTAAGACTTTAAAGTCAATTAGAGCCATGATCCGTGCTCCTATATGTTGTCTTTATAGATCCAGCCTCTTGTAGAGTTTACATATACCAAAGTAAATGCAGCTCCATTTGTGGACACTGTTAAATTAGAGGCAGCGCCTAAAATAGGTTGACTATTTCTACCGATAGTTAAATTGTTAGAATTAAAACCGTTTCCACTATCAATGAATGTAACTTCATTTCCTATTGCAGGTGAAGCTGGCAATGTTATTGTAACAGGAGCA